CTATGTTGTCTGGACCTCACTGGATATGGACGGGATGGAATCCGTCTTTTCATCCAGGTAAGCCAAAATATGTTCCAGGCGGGCGAAATGATATTGGAGTACATCCACACGGCACTGGTCATGCAAGGCCATGGCCCGGCATATCGCCACACTGGTTTCATTTTGTTCCTGCTCTATGAGAGCCTTGGAAAGTCTGCGCATTCTGGACCCCTCCT